TCCAATGTGAAACTATTATGAAATCTCTTAATAGTAGAACCTGGGATATCAAGAACGCCGTGGAATGGGAAAAATTCACTAATGGCAGTTTCTAGTGATTAAAGTAACAAAAAAGAATGAAGCATATCTGAAGATAGAAACGGATCCCAGTACTGGTCAAGAAATCTGCGACTTCTTCACATTTGATGTTCCTGGAGCTAGATTTATGCCTAGTTATAGGGCTAGAGCTTGGGATGGCAAGGCAAGACTATACAATATGTATAGACAAGAGTTGTATGTCGGTTTGCTACCTTATCTAAAAGAATTTTCTGAATCTTTAGAGTACACGATAGAAATTGATATGATTGCCATAGGCGACCCTGTGTCAACTCAATATGTCGAGAACTTTGCCAAAAACTTAAATCTTCAAAGCGCAGGTAAGGACATTGAAATAAGAGAATATCAAACAGAAGCAGTAAGACATACTATCAACAATGGAAGAGTTTTGCTTTTATCTCCAACTGCTTCTGGCAAGTCTTTAATAATATATAATTTAATTCGCTATCATCAAAGACTTGATAGAAAGCAATTAATTGTTGTTCCTACAACATCATTAGTAGAACAAATGTACGGAGACTTTCAAGATTATTCTTCTTCTGATAGTTGGATTGTTTCTGAAAATTGTCATAGAATATATGGCGGCAAAGAAAAAAATGCAGATTACCCTGTTACTATATCTACATGGCAATCAATATATAAGTTTCCAAAAACATGGTTTGAAAATTTTGACGTTGTGTATGGTGATGAAGCACACAATTTTAAAGCGAAGTCCTTGACTACTATATTAGATAAGTGTGTGAATGCTCCGTACAGAATAGGCACTACAGGCACATTAGACGGAGCAAAGACACATAAGCTAGTGTTAGAAGGCATCTTTGGCACAGTAAAGAAAGTTATTACTACTAAAAAATTGATGGAAAATGATGCAATTGCTAATCTTGATATAACTTGCCTTGTATTAGAATATTCAGATAAAGAGCGTAAAGAAGTTAAAGGAATGACATATCAAGAAGAAATGGATTGGTTAGTAAGTCATCCTGTTAGAAATACATTTCTTAAAAATCTCTGTACTACGCAAACAGGTAACACTCTTGTTTTATTTCAATTCGTTGAGAAGCACGGGAAAGTGCTTTACGACCTTATAAATAATAAGGTAGGGGGTGAAAGAGATGTGTTTTTTGTTTACGGTGGCACCGACACCGAACAAAGAGAAGAAATAAGAGCTTTGACAGAAACAAAAGATGATGCTATTATTGTTGCATCATACGGAACTTTCTCTACAGGCATCAACATAAGAAATTTACACAACATAGTATTTGCAAGTCCTAGTAAGTCTCGCATAAGAAATTTACAATCTATCGGTAGAGGACTTAGAAAGGGTAACAACAAAACAAGCTGTAACCTTTTTGATATAGGAGATGATATTTCTTGGAAATCAAAAAAGAATTATACATTAGGTCATATGGTCGAAAGAGTAAAAATATATAATGAAGAAGGTTTTAAATACAAACTCGTCAAGGTACCAATAAATGCAAAATAATTACAGGATCGTAAATTTAATTAATGGACTTAACATAGTTGGAAATGTATATTTTGATGAAAAAGATGTAATCATATCTTATCCCTTAGAAATTGCAGCAAAACCTATATCAGATGAGAAGGGAAATATAATAGGAGAGAATATGGTTCTAAGACCATATCTTGTAATGACTGATGACTCTGACGTAATTATTGAAAAGATTTCGGTGATCTCTTCTTCTTCTCTAAGTGAAAGACTTTTTGAATCTTATGAACAAATGGTAGAAAATGTTTACAATAAACCAATTTCTTTTGAGGGTAACTTCTTTAAAGAAGATAATAAAGAAGATAATATAGAAGAACTTCCTGAAGACATACAGGCTATGAATGAAGAAGAACTAGATTATCTAGACGAACAGCTAGAAAAACTAATTGGTGATAAGAAAGAGACCTATCATTAGAACTTCCCTTTCTTCCTAACAATACAAGTATAACAACACGGCGATCTTATGTCAAGCATTTTTTTCGCTTGACAAGGAAAAAATTTTATAGTATTATTACATTATGATTTTTTATTTGGAGTAGTAAATGAGCAAAGAAAAAAGTGCCCACTATGTTGATAACAATAAATTTTATCAAGAGATAAGTAAGTGGAAGAAAGAGTGGGACGAAGCAGTAGCTAATGATGAGCCTACACCACAGTGTACAAATTATTTAGGCGAATGTTTCGTTAAAATATCAAATCATTTGGCTTATAAATCTAACTTTGTAAATTATACTTTCCGAGATGAAATGATCCTGGACGGCATTGAAAACTGCTTGCGGTACGCCGATAGATTCAATCCAGAAAAATCTAAAAATCCTTTCGCATATTTTACACAAATTACATACTATTCTTTTATTCGCCGCATCAAGAAAGAAGCTAGACAAACTGAAACGGCTATGAATTATTTGCAGAGTATTGATTTGCAGCAGCTATTGGATGAAGTTGAAGGAGATTCCGGTAGTTATGAATATCTCAAATGGGTCCAGACTCAAGTTGATCTGAATGCTAAGGATAAGCAAAATTTGAATACTGTTTCGGACAACAAGGCACCGAAAAGAAGACCTAAATATTTTGATAAAGAAGAAGAGCTTGACATTTGACCTAAATAATAATATAATGGTTCTAACACTGATAGAAACAGGTTTATATTATGAAAATTCGTTATTCCGAAATGTTTTACAGTTTCCAAGGTGAAGCTGAACTTGCCGGAACTCCAACAGTATGGCTCCGCTTTTTCGGGTGTAATTTAGAATGCAATGGTTTCGGTCAACAGAATCCGGCTGACGAATCATCTTACGAACTCCCATACAAAGACTTTGACCCTGATAGCGTAATTGCAGTTGAAGAGTTGCCTGTATGGGAATACGGGTGTGATTCTTCATATTCATGGTCTAAGCGTTTCAAACATTTGGCACAAGACACTACGCCAGAAGGCGCCGCTGATAAGTTTGTAAATTTATTGCCCCACGGTGAATTCACACATCCAGAAACAGGTCAAGAAAATATGCTTGCTTTTACAGGCGGCGAACCTATGTTGCAACAACTTAGAATGCAAGCAATTTTACAAGAATTGATTGACCGAGGTAACTTCCCTAAAATAATAACTGTAGAAACTAATGGAACTAAGCCTTTAAAAAAAGAACTTGAAACCTTCATCAATAACATATTGGTAGATTTGGGTGTAAGATGGCACTGGGCTATAAGCCCTAAAATTCTACATACTTCAGGCGAGAAAGACGCAGTACATGTAGAAACTTTTATGAGCTATCTAGAAAATGTTTGTAGTACTGGTTGTTTAAAATTTGTATGCAATGGTTCAGAACAGTCTTGGCTAGAAATAGAAAATCATGTGAAAGAAGTAAAATTGTATTGTGATCAAGCTGAAATAGACTGCCCTGACATTTGGATCATGCCTGTAGGTGCTACAAAAGAAGCGCAAGAAAGTATTGCTTTTATAGCCAATGAAGCGATGGAAAGAGGATACAAAGTAGCTACTAGAAATCATGCGTATGTCTATGGCAATCAGATTGGAACTTAATTATGAAATACGAAGACGGCAAACTTTTTATTAGATGGCAGGATATAGATTATTTCTGTTTAGAAATAGCACATGTTGCAAGAGAAAAAAACATCGAAGAAGTAGTTGGAATATCAAGAGGCGGATTGATACCAGGGGTTATAATTTCACATTTACTTGAAGTACCTTTTTCTTCTTTCGTTTGGGAAACTAGAGACGGAGAACGAAAAGATGTGTCCAAAGTCTTTCATTATAATGATCCTAAATATCTTATAGTTGATGATATGGTAGATAGCGGTAAAACTATTTTAGATGTCATGACTTTAGCCCCTGAAGCATCAACGGCAGTTTTATTTAATAAAAGAGAAGATATATTGCTTGACATAGTAGGACAAACTTTGTATAATGTTAGTGAATGGGTTTGCTTCCCCTGGGAGAAAGAATGAGAACTTCAACTATAAGGCAAGTACCGCATATTTCGTCTGGATCATCTGGACCCGACACGATGTATGTAGTAGATTTTTATGAAGATGAAGAAAGAATAGAAACTAGAGAGTTTCCAAATAAAAGTATACATTATGCTGAATCAGCAGCTAGAAACTGGGATACGGGGATCATAGAAAATGATAAGTGATATAATTAAAGAGAGAATTGTCAACGCAAATAGACGGTATTACGCTGCGGATAATATTTCTGAGTTTATCATGGACGATGAAAAAGAACAGCTAATTGACGAAGTGGCTCAAAAATTTGAGACAGTCATTGACAGTTTAGTGATTGATAGAGATAATGATCCTAACAGTCAAGACACTGGGCGCCGTATGGCAAAAATGTATATCAATGAAATTATGTCTGGTCGTTATGATGAAATGCCCAATCCTAACTCTTTTCCTAACTACATAGACAATGGCTATGAAGGTATGTTGGTAGTTAGAAGTGAATTGAAAAGCGTTTGTTCACACCATCATCAGCCTGTTACAGGAACAGCATATATTGGTATCATTGCAGGCGATAAACTACTAGGACTTAGTAAGTATACAAGAATCGCTCAGTGGTGTGCCATGCGTGGAACTCTTCAAGAAGAATTGAATGTTATCATTGCAGATGAAATACAAAAGCACACCGGAGCAGAGCATGTCGGTGTTTATATTCAGGCAACTCATGGTTGCTGCGAAAACCGTGGTATCAAAGCCCATAGTTCTTTGACACAAACAACTGTGCTTCGAGGAAGTTTCTTTACTGACCCTTCTACAAAGAAAGAATTCTTTGATAATATTAAACTACAACAGGATCACGCTTGTTAATGAGAATAAAGCCAACAGACAGACAGGTTGTAGTAGACCTAGAAACACTCAGCACACGACCAAACTCCTGCATCGTTTCTATAGGCGCAGTTGCATTTAACTTGCAAGAAGGAATACTTGATGAATTTTTCATTAATGTAGATGCTAGTGACTGCCGTGATCATGGATTACATATAGACCGAAATACAATTGAATGGTGGAAGAATCAATCTAAAGAAGCACAAGAATCTTGGCAGAAAGACCCCCAACCTCTTGACTATGCACTAGAGAAGTTTGCTGACTTTTATAAAATAGGCAATCCTATATGGGGCAACGGTTCTAGTTTTGATATTACAATTCTAGAATCTGCCTACTATGCCATAGGTTGGGATAAGGATAAAGATTATGGCAAACATCTGCCCTGGAAGTTTTGGGACATTTATGACATGCGTACATTGACCAGTATACTTGGAAGAAAGATCGAAAAGACAGGTGTCAATCATAATGCACTTGACGATGCCATGGCAGAAGCAAAACTATTGATTGAGATGTTAAAATCGTGAAGTTAGAATATGTAGCTTCAGGCACATCATTTATGCAGCTTGCGAGATTAAAAGGCAATCCAGAAGCTGCTGCCGTAGTTAATGATATGTTTACTGACATATTTGGCAATCAATCTGGACACACCTTTTCTATTTTATATAATGCCTGGGCAGAAAGCTCTTACGGTGAAAAGTTGAGCGTGTTAAAGCCGTCTATTCATAACTTACATGCAGACTCAGGCGGGTTGCAAATGGTTACACTCGCTCATAAAATGCCTAAAGGCACTAACATGAACGACCTTAGAGAAGAGGTTTATCAGAATCAGTCTCAGTGGGCTGACATAGGAATGAGTTTTGATGAGATACCTGTAATCACTACAGGAGCATCAGACAGGAATGACACTAGCAATCGTTATTTTGACAGAGAGAATCGTCAAAAGTATGCACAACAAACTGCTGATAATGTTGCCCGTCAAATTGAAGTATTTAAAGAGAACAACAGTTCCTGTAAACCATTTATGATTTGTCAAGGCGGCGATTTAGAAACATATCTTGAATGGATAGATACTATATTAAAAACTGTACCGAAAGAAGATCATTTTCGTATAGGCGGAGTGGCGATGGGAGGGGCTGCATTAGGTACTGGTCCGTTAGAAGATATTCAGAAAGCCTTCTTTGCTAGTCAGGTTCCTGTTAGAGATGAGAATGGAAAACTTCATCTACATGTTTTAGGTGTAGGTTCTATTAATAGGATGATACCTTATCTCATATTTTTACACACTGGATTATACGGTGATGTACATATCTCATACGATTCTACTACACATTCTAGAGGCGTAGAAACCGGTATGTATTATATTAGAGGGTCGATTAACAACGGAGATTATATTCCTGGCTCTGGAAGAACAATGAATTTTACTAGGGCAAGAAGTGCAGACTCCGTAGTGATAGGAGAACCAAGAGAGTCACATCCAGATATACAATACGATATTCTAATGAATGACATAAACCGTGTTTACGATCTTGGTATGACAAAGGAAAGATTCCACGAATGTTTGAATGTCCCTTCAGTTCCTTATAAAGAAAAATACGGAGAACTAAGCACTTGGTATACTGCAAGAACTGCACTGTGCAGTGTGTCTATAAAAAACTTCATGGATGAACTTGAAGAACTTATAAACGATAAAAATAAGCTATGGGAACTAGCTGATAAAAGATACCCTGGAATATCAGGACAACAACTTTTTGATGTTAAAGATATAGATTCTTTCAATGCTTGGATGGGCCGTTGGGGTAGTATCTTTAAAGAAAAAAAGAAATCAAAAAGCATCTCACATGTTAAACCATCAGAGAAAGAAACATTAGAAGATTTATTTTGTTAAAGAAGGAATTATATTATGGATCCGAAAAAAGTTAGAAATGCAATTGTAGAAATTTCAAACTCCATGACCCGAATGGATGCTGAAAGAGACTTGGTTAAAGAGATTGTGAATAAGGTTCATGAAGAAGAACTCTTGGATAAAAGAGTAATCCGAAAAATGGCTAGGGTATATCACAAGCAGAACTTTGCCGAAGAAACTACCATCAACGAAGAATTTGAAACAACATTTAAAAATATTATGTCTTGACACAATCAAATTTTAGTGTTATCATGTAATGGTAAACTTGAGGAATTTGATATGAATATATTTGCTTTAGACCAAGACCCTGTTGTTTCGGCACAAATGCACTGTGATCGCCATGTCGTGAAGATGATAATTGAGTACGCTCAACTTATGTCTACTGCACACCGTGTACTTGACGGCACAATGTATCAAGGTAAAACTGCCAACAATCGTAATATAAAAAGATGGCGTTTGACTGATACCGTTCTGGAAAACAATGTCTACAAGGCCTCACACATAAATCACCCTTCAGGCATTTGGACGAGGGCAACTAAAGCAAATTATGAATATATGTTCAGGTTATGGTCTGCTCTGTGTCAAGAGTACACTCACCGATATGGTAGAATCCACTTGACACAGAGTAAACTTGAACATATAATATGTAATACTCCTTCAAACATACCTGAAGGTGATCTAACAGAAATTCCACAAGCAATGCCTAACGATGCAAAGTTGCCTAATGTGATTGAAGCATATCGTAACTATTATCGTATTTACAAACGAGGCTTTGCTAAGTGGACTAAACGACAAATACCGGAGTGGTTTGATGCCAGTAACGTCTAGGAAAATAAAAGTATCTTTTCAGAAAGAAGGTGTACACAGGTATCCTAACGCACCTAAAGGTGTAGAATTTCTTAAACATCCTCATCGTCACATATTTCATTTTTATGTGACGCTTGAGGTTTTTCACAATGACAGGGATGTAGAATTTATTTTGTTCAAGCGTGATCTTGAAATTCTTTTTAGGGCTGACATTATGCAAGCTGATAATAAGTCATGCGAAATGTTAGCAGAAGATTTACTAGACTATATTGAAGTAAACTATCCAGGTAGATTCGTTCAAGTTGAAGTTTATGAAGATGATGAGAATGGAGCAATATTAGATAATGCGTAAACTATTTTACATTGGTTTAGAATCTTATGAGAGCCGCTACACTCTACAGTTACAAGAATGGAATGAACGAGTATTCAAGTTACAAGGCATTGACTATGAAGTTATTCAAGGAGAAGAACTTGATAACTCTAAGGCTATTGTAACAGGAAGTGTGCTTGATGCACACGGCAGAACCTACTATAGTTTGTCGCAGCACATGAATCTTATTCAGAAGATGAAGAATGGTGAAGTGACAAGTGATGATGTTATATTCTATGAAGATATGTTTACTCCAGGACTTGAATGTTTGCCATACATTATGGATCAAAGTCCAGAAGGATATAGACCCAAAGTGTTTCTACGCTTCTTGGCACAAACTGTTGACCCAGACGATTTTCTAATTCGTGAAGGTATGTTTGATTGGATGCGTAAGTATGAAGAAATGGTCGATCAGTTTGTTGATGGTATCATGGTAGCATCAGAAGAATTTGTAGCGCATCTTCGTATTGCAGGATTCAAGAAACCAATTTATGTGACAGGGTTGCCTTACGGTAAGTCAGAAGTATTAGAACGAGTAACACCTACAAAAGAACTCAAAGACAGAACAAAACGTGTATGTTTTTCTTCTCGCTGGGATGATGAGAAACTGCCACATTTTTACATGGACTTGGCTGAAGAATACTACAAAATAGATACTGAAATGGAGTTTGCTATTTTCTGTGGTCATCCTGAACTAAAGAGCAACAATCAGGTCTATGTAGATAGAGCAATGAAACTTCAGTCAGGAAACACAGCAAACTTTAAAATATATACAGGTCTAAAGAAGAATGAATACTACAGTTTGTTAGCTGATAGTCAGGTACTTTTCAATTGTGCGCTACAAGATTGGGTCAGTAATACGGTCAGTGAGGCAGACACTATGGGCTGCTTCACACTGTTCCCAGCATATAGAAGTTTTCCTGAGGTTTTTGCCAACAACGCTAATCACATGTATGTTCCTTGGTCAATAGACGATGCAATAGAAAAATTGCAAAGAATGATTGTCTCTATTGACACAGACAGTTTAGATAAGTATAATATAGGTAAGATAAGTGATTATCAAAATGGAACAATAGGCAGAACCATTGAATGTATGTTAGACGGTGAGAACTCTTCCTACTTGAGAGGTCACACTGATTATCGTAAATCCGTAACAAAGGCAAAATATGAAAGATAGTGTATTGGTTACAGGTGGTAATGGTTACATAGGAACACAAACAGTCATGCAGTTGAAAGCTGCAGGTTATGAACCTGTTGTTGTAGATTGGGTTGCAGACACAACTAAGAACTCTTATACTTGCTCATTTGATGATAATGTTGTTTTAGATATTATGAAAAGGCACAACATTAAATCAGTGATACACTTTGCTGCTGACCATGAAGTGGGTCGCAGCGTTGAGGAACCATCAGTGTTCTACAATAATAATGTTGTTAGCAGCATCAGGTTTCTTGATAAGTGTATTCAGGCAGGTGTTGAAAAATTTATCTTCAGTAGTTCTAGTAGCGTATATGGTGATGACCCAAAATTTCCTACAACAGAAAATAATAGAAAAAATCCCATGTCGCCTTATGGTAGAACAAAAGACATGTTTGAAGAAGTATTGAAAGATTATGATAGAGCTTACGGTATTAAAACACTGGCTCTTAGATACTTCAATGCTGCGGGTGCTGATCCATTGAACAGGCACGGTTACTGTCAAGATGTTTACTCGCATTTAGTTCCCATTCTTGCTAGATGTTTTGGGCAGGATCTCCCTTTTACTATTTTTGGTAGAGACTACGACACACCTGACGGGACTTGTATAAGAGATTATACTCATGTTTATGATATTGCAGATGCACACATAAAAGCATTAGAATATGAAGGACCAGAGAGGGTATTTAACATAGGAACAGGCAAAGGTGAAAGTGTTATAGATGTTATAAACGCTTTTGAGGATTATACAGGAAAGAAAATACAAATAAATTATGAAGGAAGAAGACTTGGAGATCCGGCGCAAACATTTGCAAACATCGATCTTGCAATAAATTATTTGAACTGGAATCCTATATATTCAATTGAAGATATTGTAGAACACGCATACAAGTGGGAGAATAGGTAATGCACTATAGCACAAAAAAGTATGGTCACAATGTTGGTCTATCAGCAGTATTCAGGCAGCCAAATGCAGATCATTCTCATTGTAGTCTACTACATGGGTATAGTCTAGCATTTACTTTTACCTTTGCATGTGAGGAACTAGATAACAAGAATTGGGTTGTAGATTTTGGTGGTCTTAAAGAATTGAAAAATTGGCTAGAAGAAAATTTTGATCACAAACTTGTATTAGACAAAATGGACCCCTATCTAGCTGACTTCTATGATCTACAACATAAAGGTTTGGCTGAGATAGTTATAATGGACGGAGTGGGTGCAGAAAAGTTTGCTGAACATGCATTCAATTTTGCAGACGAACTTGTTGTTACCATGACTGACGGAAGGTGTTGTTGTGTTAAAGTAGAAGTAGCAGAGCATGGCGCTAACTCAGCAATTTACGAGGTTTAAAATTGAAGTTTGCAATGGTAACAGATTTGCACTTTGGTGCAAGAAGCGATTCTAAGCATTTTGATTCTCATTTCAGAAGATTTTATGAAGAAGTTTTTTTCCCTGAACTTGAAAGGCAAGGAATAAAAACAGTCTTTGATCTTGGGGATACCTTTGACAGAAGAAAGTATATCAATTATAATACTCTTAAAAACTGTAAAGAGTATTTCTTTGATAAGTTACAGGAAGCTAATATAGATTTACACATGATACCTGGTAATCATGATACTTACTTTAAGAATACAAACGATGTAAATTCTCCTAACCTACTATTGAGTGATTATAAAAACATTACTCTCTACGAGAAAGTTACTGAAATTAAAATGGGCGAGAGCAAAGTGTTGTTCGTGCCTTGGATATGCAGTGAAAATTATGAAGAATCTTTTAAAATTATTTCCAAGTCAGAAGCTGACATCTGTTTGGGACACTTTGAGTTTTCTGGTTATCAGATGTATCGTGGATCCCCTAATCCTCATGGTATGGATCCTTCTATTTTTAGTCATCTTCCTATGGTTGTTAGTGGTCATTTCCATCACAGGCATACTAAAGGCAATATCACATACATGGGAAACCCTTATCAAATAACATGGTCTGATTGGGATGATCCTAGAGGGTTTGCACTTTATGACACTAACAAAAAAGAAATTGAATACATTAACAATCCAAATGAAATATTTCACAAAATATATTATGATGATACAACCGAATCTGGCAGAGATGACATTGAATCTATTGATTATTCTCTTTATGAAAATTGTTGTATAAAGGTAATTGTTACAAAGAAAACTGACTTTGGGAAGTTTGATACCCTTATAGATAATTTGTATCAATGTAATTTAATTGAATTGAAAATAATTGAAGACTTGTCGGAATTTGAAGATGAGGCAATAGGTGAAGACGTTGACTTAGAAGACACTATGTCATTGTTAAAAGAATATGTTGATGGCATTGAAGTTAATGTTAATAAGGAAACATTGAAAACATTACTTCAAACAATATACGTTGAAGCTCAGGATCATGCATGATAAATTTTTCTACTATACGTTATAAAAACTTCCTATCTACAGGAAATGCTTTCACCGAAATACAACTAAACAGAAGTAGCAGTACTCTCATACTAGGAGAGAATGGCGCAGGTAAGTCTACTCTGTTAGATGCTATTACTTTCGCACTTTTCAACAAGCCCTTTAGAAATATATCTAAGCCGCAATTGATAAACACTATCAATCGTAAAAAAATGGTTGTTGAGGTTGAGTTTACCATAGGATCTAAGTCTTATTTGGTTCGGAGAGGAAGTCAGCCGAGTATTTTTGATATTGAAATTTCAGGTGAGTTAATAGATCAGAATGCAAGTATACGAGATTATCAAAAATATTTAGAAGAAAGCATTCTAAAACTAAACTACAAATCATTTACTCAGATTGTTATTCTTGGTAGTGCTTCATTCACTCCTTTTATGCAGTTGACTCCTAATATTCGCCGTGAGATTATTGAGGATATTTTAGACATTCGCATCTTTACTACAATGAAAGAAGTACTGAAGACTAGGATGACTGACTTAAAGGGCAAGTTATCTGAGATAGAAACTGAACTAACCATAACTAAAGAAAAAGCAAATATACAGAAAAAGTACATAGAAACTTTAGAGACAGACAAGCAGGAAAAAATAGAAAAAATAATTGATGAAATAAATTCCACCGAAAGTACTATTAATACTTTGCTTTCACAGGTTAAATTCGATAATGAAGTCAAAGACAAATATGGGGACATAGAAAGCAAGCGCAAAAAGTTAGAATCCTTTAAACTGGATTTTACAAGAAAAATAAAGGAACAGAAAAAAGAATTATTATTTTATGCTGATCATGATGATTGTCCTACCTGTAAGCAAGGGATTCCTCATGAATTTAAAGAAGAAATAAAAGAAGAAAAAGAAAATAAAATAACTGAACTAGAAGACGCAAGTACCAAGTTGCAAAGTGAGTGGGATAGTTTAGATAAAACCTATGATGAATTTATTTCCTTGCAACAGAAAATAGTAGATACGAATAATACTATTATGTCTACACAAACTCACCTTCAAAGGTTAGTTCTTGAAAAAACTGAAACTGAAAATAAAGTTGGGGACATAGAAAACGAAACAGATAAATTAAAAGAAATAGCTAAAGTTTTGATTTCAAAGACTGAAGATAAAACTAAATTAAAAGAAGACCAAGAATACCATAATATAGCAGAGTCTCTTTTAAAAGACTCTGGTATTAAAACTAAAATTATTCGTCAATACTTACCTTTGATAAATAAGTTAGTAAACAAATATTTGAAGTCAATGGACTTCTTTGTTCAATTTGATCTTGACGAAACATTCAAAGAAGAAATTAAATCTAGACACAGAGATAAATTTAGTTACGCCTCTTTTAGTGAGGGAGAAAAACAAAGGATTGATTTGGCACTTGTGTTCACTTGGAGAACAATTGCTAAGATGAAGAATAGTGCAAGTACGAACCTTCTTCTTTTAGATGAAGTGTTTGATAGTTCACTAGATGTAAATGGTACTGATTATGTTATGCAACTACTAAATACTATTGGTGAAGAGACTAATGTTTTTGTCATTAGTCATAAATCAGATCAGTTATTTGATAAGTTTAGAAATGTAATTAGGTTTGAAAAGAAAAACAACTATTCGGTGATGTCATAATGGAAGATTTAGAATTAATAAGTTTTACTGATCCACTACTCAAAAAAGCCCCTGCGGACTTTAACTTTGAAGAGAACGATGCTAAAGATATAAGTGAAAAACTGCATGTTGCTATGGTTAAAACTGGGGGTATTGGTATTTCAGCTAATCAAGTAGGCTTAGATATGAAAGTGTTTGTCATTAATAAAATAGGTGACATGCCAGGAAAAACTTTTTTTAATCCAGAATTGATTGGAGTAAGTAACCAAACCACAATAATGAAAGAGGGCTGTTTGTCATATCCAGGTTTATGGTTGATGATAAAACGACCTGTTACATGTGCTTTGAAATATTACAATGAAGAAAATGAAGAGGTAGTAGAAGAATTTAGTGGCATTCCTGCCAGAGTAGTTTTGCACGAATACGATCATATGGTAGGTCAAAATTTTACTATGAGAGCTTCTAAACTCAAAATTGAAAGAGCATTGAAGAGTATGGATAAAAAGGTTAAAAATTATAAAAGGAAAAATTCTAATGTCAGATGATTGGGATTTTGGATTTACTGCTGTAGATGAAATGCCACAGAGTGAAACTGCTACACCTGATCCTGTAGTGGCTCAACTAGATAATTCACAGATTCAACCTCTAATGGATAAACTAGAAAGGTTGGAGGCTTTGATTATTAACAATGATGATTCTTCTATGATTAACGAACACAGAGAGTTAGTTCAACAGGATGTCGTTTCAAAACTTAAACAAGTAGAGGATCTTATTCTACCTTTACTATATAACTTACAAAAAAATCCAGACAAGGATTATATACATTGGCCCGGAAGAAATTCTATTATTGACAAGCAGATTGAAAAAATAAAATCAGTTACCCGTTATTACGATAACATTTAAAGGAGTATATAGTATGTCTAAATTATCCAGAGACAAAGATTACGATGTAACTCCAGTAGTCAGAGGTGTATTTAATCGTCCCACGGGTCAGATACTAGACTTCTATTTGAACAGTGCTATTGGAAATCCAGAAGAATATTCTGAATGGACGCAAATTCTTAGATCATCAAACGAACAAGATGTAGTTTACTTGCACATAAATTGCTATGGCGGCCAAGCACTAACAGCAGTTCAATTAATGAGTGCTATGTCCGAATCGAGAGCTACTGTTGTTGCAATAGTAGAAGGAGCTTGCATGTCAGCAGCTACCTTTTTGTTCTTGATGGCAGATGTGTGTGAAATATCCGAACACAGTATTTTCATGTTCCATAACTTTTCAGGCGGAGCTATCGGAAAGGGAAATGAAATGTTAGCTCAAGTTAGCCACAATGACAAGTGGGCAAAAAATTTAATGTCTAGAGTGTACAAAGGCTTCTTTACAAAGGATGAAATAGATAGTATACTAGAGGGTAAGGATTATTGGATGGATCCGGCTGAAGTAACTAAGCGCCTAAATGCTAGAAACAAAATCATGGAATCCGAACACAAGAAACAAAAAAGAGAGCTAAATAAACTAAATAAAAAGTAAGTCATTGATTTAATTGATAAAAATAATTAAAAATAAAATACCATATAAAACAAGCACTTACGGCAACTCTGCTCTAAGTGCTTGATTTTATTACTAAAATTGTATTTGACATTTGACCTTCAATCCTCTATAATAACGGTACAAAATGAGAAAACGGTTGTGAGGACCATCATATGCAAATTCAACAAAAGTCACTATTGGCAAAACTACTGTCTACCGAAAACATCACGGTAGAAGTTAAGGCTGATCTCCCAACCGCAGCATTCGATCCTACTAGTCGCACTATGTTCATTCCTAAGTGGAAGGATATGCCTGCTTGTATGCAAGACCTGCTTATCGGTCACGAGGTCGGTCATGTACACGAGACTCCCGCAGAAGGTTGGCATGATGCTGTTTGCGAGGATCGTACTCTTAAAAGTTTCCTCAATGTAGTTGAGGATGCCCGTATTGAGCGCAAGGTCAAGACACGGTATCCTGGTTTGGTGCGTAGTTTCTACGCAGGCTATCGTGAATTGTTTGAGCGTGACTTTTTCGGTGTCAAGGACATCGATGTAAACACCCTCCCTCTTATTGACCGTATCAACCTACACTTCAAGGTCGGTTCGTTCCTCAATGTTCGATTCTCGGACACTGAGCGTCCATTTGTAGAGCGTTGTGCGACTACTGAAACATGGGAAGAGGTTGAAGAACTTGCCCGTGAACTACACGGCAAGGCTCAGGAAACTGCTGAGAATGATATTGAGCAGTTGATGGATGAAATCAATTCCTCCTCAGATGACAGCGACATGGACATGGACGGCGATATGTCATCTTGGGATCAGTCAGACTCAGACGAGGACGAGACTGAGGAAGGCGGTTCGGCTGATGGTAACAGCGGTGAGGAGACTGATGAAGAGTCAGACGATACTCAAGCTGCTTCAGAATCAGATGATGATGAAGGTGTTGATGTAGGTGAAGGAGTTTATGAAGCACCTGAGGTCATTAAAGAATTTGTAGATGACGGTGGTGTTGGTTCAATTACTGACAATTCTTTCCGTGAAAAAGAGGTAGATTTGTTAGATAAAGAGACTCGTACTAAGGACTCAGTGTATATCAACATACCCACTAATCTCGATCTGACAGACGTTATTGTACAGCCTCGTGATGTTTACAGGTGGGATATTGTTGAGGTTGGCAGCTACAGGGATCTAGATACGAAAGTATATGCTGAAAAACTGTACAAGGAATTCATTGCACAAAACAGCAAGACAATCAATCAAATGGTTTCTACCTTTGAAATGAAGCGCAAGGCATCACAATTTATCAAGGCTAAAACTGCTAAGACAGGTGACCTTAACGAAGATCGCCTCTGGGCTTATAAGACTTCGGAAGATTTGTTCAAGCAAGTCACTTCAATTCCTGAAGGCAAAAATCACGGTTTTGTTATGTACCTTGATATGTCAGGTTCTATGTTCCGTAATATGTCTGACACTATTTCGCAACTTATCAACCTTACTATGTTTGCCCGTAAAATCAATGTACCTTTTGAGGTGTATGGTTTCACTAGTCAATATGGATATGGGGGGGCTAAAGTCAATGCTAAGGTCGGCGACTTTGTATTTGAGGATATTAAGGTCGTCAAGCTGCTGACTTCAGACTTCAGTAAGAGTCAACTCGAGGAAGCGTACAAGTATCTGCTACTTTGGAGGGCATCCTTTGATTATCGTTTGAATTATCGACATGGTGAAGGTGAATTTCCTGTATGGATGGGTGATAATAAGGCTCTTGCTATGGGAGCCACTCCTCTAAATTCTACACTTGTTATAGGTATCGAGATTGCCAAACAATTTCGTAAGGCTACCGGTGTTGAAATTCTTAACACTATTATCCTGACTGACGGAGTTGCTACTGACTTTGCTGACCTGTGGAAAGAATCACCTTTTAATGGCGAGATGGTACCTGCTCAGATTGGCTGGCGGCATACGCCTGTGTTGAAATACGGTTCATCTACTTACCCATTGATTGAAGGTAACGCACATCGCAACGCAGAGTTGACCTGTACTCTACTTGAGATGTACAAAGATATCACAGGTTCTAAGGTTGTGAACTATCACATTTTGGATAAGTTTGGCAAACGCTCACTTGAGGACTGCAAGGACTATGCTACTATCGGCAATCCAGATATGGGCTACGGTGCTTGGGAGAAAATCTATCAGCCTCAGCGGGCCTCAGGTCTCATTGAAGTCCGTGATACTAAAGGCTTTGATGTACGCTACATTATGAACGGCAACAAGCTGGGCATTGAGGACGAGGAGCTTGAGGTCAAATCTGCTAAGAAGGGCGATTTGCTCCGAGGATTCCGCAAATTTGCAGGCTCTAAGGCTCAGCAGCGCATCTTTGTACAGAAATTCGTCCCAGAAATTGCCTAAGTTATTGATATTTCAGGGATTAAAATTTGAATAAATGCTTGACATTTGACTCTATATCACTTATAATAACGGTATAAACTGAAAAAACGCACTAAAATTTATTATTAATAGCTTGTGAGGAGCTTATATTATGACTGACCGTAACGCACTTATTGACACTCTCCGTTCATACGCTGACGGCAACAACTATGTATCCCGTAAGGATATCATCCGTGAGTCCAAGTCTATAGGTATCAATCACCCAGGCTTTCTGCTCAAGGATAAGTTCAAGGTTGAGCGAGGTGTTTATGACTTGACTGAAATGTTCACAGGCACTTCTGCGGTTCCCGCTGTAAGAAAGCCTATCATGGAGGCTGTTACACCTACTGTAACACCTGCTCCTGTCGCTGCATCTGAGTCTAAGGTTGTTTCAATGGCTAAATTAGCTATGGAGATTGAGGGCTTGGTACCTGCTAAAGACGATACCTATGTAGCTTTCGGGTTTCACAAAGACCTTAAGACTATCCTTAAGGGTGATATGTTTTATCCTCTTTTCATATCCGGTTTATCCGGTAACGGTAAGACCACGATGGTTGAGCAAGTTTGCGCCCAACTCAAGCGTGAGGCTATCCGTGTTAATATTAGTATTGAGACCGACGAGGACGATTTAATCGGTGGCAATACTTTGGTTGATGGTAACGTAGTCTATAGAGAAGGTCCCGTCCTCACCGCTATGAAGCGAGGGGCTGTTCTTATTCTTGACGAGGTAGACAGAGGCTCTAATAAGCTAATGTGTCTTCAAGCAATTCTTGAGGGCAAGTCTTACTTCAACAAGAAGACTGGCGAAACCGTCGCTCCTGCTCCCGGGTTTACAATTGTTGCAACGGCTAACACTAAAGGTCGTGGCTCAGATGATGGCAAGTTTATCAGCGCACAGTTGCTGGACGAGGCTTTCCTTGAGCGTTTTGCAATCACCGTGGAGCAGGAGTATCCTACAGCAGCCGTAGAGAAGCGCATCATCCTTAACAAGATGAGCAAGGCTGGCTATCAGGATGAGGACTTTGCTACTCATCTTGTCACTTGGTCTGAGGTTATTCGTAAGACCTTCTTTGAGGGTGCCATTGATGAGCTTGTCAGCACCCGTAGGCTTGAGCATATTGTCAATGCGTATGGTGTGTTCAAGGACAAGCTCAAGGCTATCACTTTATGTACAAATCGTTTTGACGCTGACACTAAGGCAGCATTCATTGATCTGTATGGTAAGGTAGACCCTGAGAACCCTTCTGAGTTGATCGAAGAAGATACTGCTGACTTAGCTAACGTAGGAGAGCAGTGGTAATTCTACGGATGATGTCAGGTTTAGGCTTGACATCATCATCATTCTTTGTTATACTATATTTTTATTAGTGAGGACTAAAAAATGTCAGTAACACCCATAATCAAAGCATCAAATAATCAAAAGTTTTTATATCCTTTTGTTTGGAAAAATCAAAAAATTGAAGTTCCTATCAATCTTTATTCTCAATATTATGAATTGGATAAAGAAATAGAGTCAGTCCGTACTATGGCTGAAAATCTTGAAGAGGCCATGAAGTCTCCTGAGGTTAAAAAAGCCTTGAAAAAAATTAAGGCTAGAATGAGACCTAAGCGTCCAAGCCAACGTAATAAAGTTTGGAAGATTAGATTGGGGGATTATCTTATTGCTGAGGACCTACAAAGAATTTTGGATTGTAAGCATATAGCTAAAATCCTAGAAAATTACAATGATACCTGTATGTCTATTCTGGTGGGTGTTATGCACACCCATCTGAAGTCACCTGTTTCACCTAACGCACAACACACTCCTGTTTCAGCGGACGCACAACACACTGCTGTTATAGCTGCTATAATGGTTGCGTCCGGCCTTTGGGTTGATGAAAACGGTGAGCGATATCCAAACTGGGAGGACTACGAGGTAGATATGTGGGGTGCTGAGGCTTCTTCTTTAGCAGAAGCTAGACAGCAATTTCAAGTTAGTAACGGTGTAGGAAAAAAACCCCAAGGCAAATATATGAAATTAAAGAATGCCATTAAAACTATAAGAGTGGATAAAGTTACAGACACTCTGGAGTATGTTGATCTTGAAAACAGATTGTCTATATGTGAAAGTTTTGGATGTCTTCCTCTAAGTGACAAATTTAAAAACACAAAGTTTTCTAATTGTTTTAGTCATATTGACGGGTTCTGGAAAACAAAGTCACATAAAGCTACGGAACTAGCATGTCAGTATCAATCAAAATATTTTTATAATGATGAATTTCACAGCTCTGTTTGGTCTGTGTGGAGAGATATAGAATCATACTTTTCCAACGCCAATCTAGTAGTTAGTGATAAGTTAATGGAAGAGTTGGCAGCACTTGTACAGAATGTATTTGCAACTCATTATGCTTTTATGCAAGCAATAGATGAAGCATATCAAGAATGGAATAAAGTTTGTGAACTGGAGCCAAAACAACATGATGAAAAAAGTTTAGCTATAGCTCTGATTCAAATGTATAAGTGTTGTGGTGGTACTGAACAGGTACCGAAGGCTATGTTAAATGGTTTTGTACACACAGATATTTGGAATGATGGTAGAAAGTATCGTTTGATTGATTATATAAATGAGGCTAAACCATATTATGTCAAATAATAAAAAATGTTGGTGGTTTTATATTATAATTGGACACAAATATTTAGGATTTGGATATACTACTAATCCTTCTTCACGCAATTCCGATTATAGTATTCATGGTGATCCATATGAATTTCAATATATGTATAGAGGAGGCAAGTCTGCGATCAAATCGTTAGAAGGACAATTTAAGCGTGGTATTTTTCCATTACGAGAAATTGCAGGATACCAACGTGAGTGGTTTGACCCTTCTGCAAATCTAGATGTAGAGACATTTAAAAATATGGTAGATGATTTTATTGATAATAGAAATTTGGACATTGTTTTGTGTGCAAAGGATTATGTATTTACAGACTGTCCAGGTATAGAGTATTTGAAAGAGGCAGTTTTAAATGAAAAATAAAATCTACAAGTTTAACGAGGACGCCCTTATTGAAGAGTTTAAGCAGTACATAGACTCTACTTACAAGGGACACTATGGACAAGGAGGACTTCAGTCTTCCGAAGTCATAGTCGATAGAGGACATGGCTTAGGATTTTTTCTAGGCAATGTCGATAAGTACAACGCTAGATACGGTAAGAAAGGAGATCCTTCAGATCATAGGAAAGACTTGATGAAAGTAATTCACTATGCTTTCTTAGCACTCTATGAACACGATAGAATCAATAATGACTCTTGACATTATATTATTTATTTTGTATACTGGTTATACAAATTCAAATTGAGGTACAATATGAAAATTAGCAATGAAACAATTTCGGTTCTTAAAAACTTTGCAGGTGTGAATACTAATATTCTAATCCGTGAAGGCAATGTTCTATCAACTATTAGTTCAGGCAAAAACATTTTTGCTCGTGCTACTGTTTCGGAAAGTTTTGATCGGGAGTTTGCGATTTACGACCTTAACAGCTTACTCGGACTCTTGACTCTTATGGAAGACACTGATGTGAATTTCGGTACTGAATCGCTGTCAGTCTCTAAAGATCAAAGTATTTTTGAATACTATTATGCTGATCCTGCAATCATAACTTCTGCTCCTAACAAGCAAATCGAAGTAGATGAATACTACAGCTTTGATCTGTCTGAAGACTCTCTCAACATGATTACAAAGGCAGTTGGCATCACTGGTGCTCCTATGCTGAGTGTGATCGGTGATGGTAATCAAGTTACTCTGACTGTAGGTGATCCTGCAACCCCGAAGACTAATTCTTTCAAACAAGTTATTGGTGAAAGTGATAAAACATTTTCAGCACATCTTGCAATAGAAAACTTCAAAGTTATTTCAGGCAATTATAATGTGGTTATTTCTGAAAAGAAATTCATGTATCTTGCTAATACGAAAACTGATGTCAAGTATTGGTTGGCACTTGATAAGACCTCGGAGATTTCGTAATGAACGAAGATCGCCTTGAGATACAAATTCGTGAGGCTACTAATGGATGGGTAGTTGAATTCAACAAGTACGGCGAGACTATAGAGTACATATACTCTCGCCCTGGTCCTGCTCTTAGTTTTGTTAAGAAAGTTATGAACGAAGACGAGGACGTTTTTGCTGGAGTAAACAATGACAGTGAATAAAGAGAAACAAGAATCTGAAGTAATTGCTGAGGATGATACTTCTACTGAAGAAGAAACTGAAGGCAAGCACATTGAATTGGTTATCAATGACGATACTTCAATTAAAGA